GCATTCGGAATATTTTTAAGACAGTACCTTTACCACTACCTTTCGAACCATACAAATACATAAATTTTTCAATCTTGTACATGTTGTTGGTAAATAAGGCCCCCATGAACCAGAGAATTTTATCCAACTCCTTAGGAAGATATAAGGTACCAATCAATTCTTTAAATGCAACCGCTTCGCCTTCTTGAGGCGAGTAAGTCAATTGCGTTGTGGCGTAATCTCGTCTCTGCATCTTATGATCTGCGAATAAAACTTTCTGGTTGAAAGAAATGTCGCTTGTCTCACAAGCTTTACAGAAATCTGCAAATAAACGAAACTTCCCTGCAGAGGCTTTTCGAATCTCTTTAACATCAATTCTCAGACCGGGACGTCCATCTTCTAATTCTCTTGCCTTACGCCAAAGCAGAGAGTCAATATCATAAAATAGGTTTTTCTGTTTAGTGTCCCAGAAACTTCCATTCCAATATGCATAAAACTTGGAACCTTTAACAACCAAGTCTTTAGCATCGCCAAATATAAAGTCAGGAGAAACCTCATAATCAACGGTACGATTGTTGGAAGTGAACTTTTTCACAGACACATCTAAAAAATCCACTAATTTTTACCTCCTCGTGCCTCACACATGTTTTTGCCCGCATTTCCCTATTGTTATTATATACAGTACACTTTTTAACTCATTCCTATATACAATAGAAAATGTGAGATTTTCCTGTGTATTTTCGGTTTTTTTATGTTTTCCCCATGTTTTTTTGTGCAGTTACCTCAAATATTATAGTAAAATTTCGTGCTGCCCGTAAAATTTTCATGTGCTGCACAAAAAAAAACGTGCAGCTAAACACCCAAATTTGACCAATTTTAGGCCAAAATCCATCAGTTTTCCTAAAATATCCGAGCAATATTTAGTAAATTTCGAGTCATTTCAACCCTAAAATCCACCCAATTTCCCAAAATATTATAGCAAAATACCACTATTTAGACCTCTTAATCCACGAAATTTCGACCCGATTTACCAGTTTATTATCCGTTTGATACCTGTCAGCAACCCTAACAAGGTACTCAAAACCGCTAATTTTAGCCCGAATAACCTCTCCATAAAGAGTGGTAAGGACCGGATTTCGGCTCAATACAAGCTTCCATCCAGTCACTAAACCCTGCTTATCATGAATATAAACCGCGTCAAATGCGTCGAGGACTATAGGATTTGTGTTCTTTTTACCCATAGTCCCACCAACTATTTCCGTGTATTTTCAGTATCTGTGGTAATCTTACCGTCCGGCTCAACAGTAAATGCTGGCTTAGTATCAAGGCGTCCATCAGGAAGTAGTTTATACCAACCATCGTTGTAGCGGATAAATAGATCAGACTGCATGTCACCGTTATTAGGATCAAGGTAATACCAGTCTTCAAAGTATTTGACCCAACCGGTTTCCATAGCACCGCTGCGATCGAAGTAATACCATTTACCACCGATTTTCTTCCATGATGTAGCCATGTATCCGTCCTTATCGAACCAATACCAATGACCATCAGTGTGTTTCAACCAGCGTTCAGAATACATATATCCTTCTTCATCGAAGTAGAACCATGAGCTGTTATCTTCAATATACTCAAAGCGACCAGCAGGATATGTACCGTTACCACGCGCCCACCAGAAGCCTTTAGAGTCTTCCTGCCAGCCTTTCTTAACAGGTGCAGGATTAGCATCTGGATTTGTCAAGCGATAGACGTAGTAATACGGACGTCCAGCATAATTCCACCGTTCATCGTGGTCATTTACTGAGATACCGTCGTAAGGGTAGTTACAGTGGATAATGTTATCACCATCGATAAAAATACCAGTGTGTCCACCAGCACCTGATGAATATCCTTTACGTCCCCAGATAAATACGTCACCACGCTGCGCAGTGAATGGTGTGTTTTCGGAAATCAATTCGAAACCATTTGCGATTAACCAATCATGTTGATACTCGGTATTAACCGCCCAACCCGCAGAGGCTGCCCCTGCGCTACGATATGCATAATATACTGCTGATGAGCAGTCATAAGAGTCATCGCCGTCACGAGATGTCATGCTATAGGATACTTGTCCCTTGCGTGCGTACATCCAGTCAATTGCTGTGTCAATGTCAATTGTCATTTAGTTTTTCTCCTTTAGTTTGTTTATATGTTTCGTTCGAGTTTTCGTCAATAAACGATGGATCGTAAATTATCTTTTCTTCAGGATATCGTCGAATGAATTTCATAATTTACCTCCGCTACGATATTCGGGTCTTAGACCTGTCGGGATATAGTTTGGATGATAGTTTTTAATACCATCAAGCAATGAGTTATCCTTGACAGCCTTCTCAGAAATACCAATTTGCTTCTTGATACTACTGAAAGTTTCAGAGTCGACAAAATGGATAGGATTTCCATTCTTATCAAATTCCTTTCTTCCAGGTTTACCAAGTCGAATTTCGCCTTGATACCCCAAATCATTACCAAAACGGTTATCCCATTTCTTAAGTTTTTCCTTATCTTCCTCTAGACGAGTGAGTTTAAGGGCCTTAACAATAAATTTGATATTGGCTCGGACAGTAGTGATTATGGTTGTTACCATGTCCTTATCAATACCGGTCGACTGGATGTTTGTCTCAAACTCTTCAAATTTGTCTTCTTCAATAATGTATATAGAAAGAAATTCAATTTGGTTCTTCATCAAGATTAGATAATGTCCGTATTGGTCAATATCTTTTGAGCTCTTTAATAGGTTATAGTATCGTTCGATTTCTTTTATATACACTTCTACCGAACGAATACCCGTGTAAAATTTGGTCAAAACTATCACTCCTTCTTATCTAATGCGTCACTTGCAACTTGGATAAAATGTTCTAAACCTTCCTTACTCAAATTAGGAACAAGACAGTCCAAAGCAACCAAAAGGTCATACCCATTGACCGCTTCAGATGTTTTGGATTTGTAATCCAATATAGCCAGAGGCTTAATATCGTCCTTAGCAGCACCACTTGTGAGAAGAACTTTAATATGCTCGTTCTGTTTAACAAACAACTCCTCCAGTTCCTCATAGATATTTTTAGGCTCTTCCTTATGAGGAATTTCAGGAATATGCCCCGGTTCCAAATCGAAGCAATCCATACCAGTCTGTCTAGACAATAAGGCTCTAGATTTACCCATTCGTCTTGGAATTTTATATCCTCGGGCAACCGTTGGAGTATTTAGAAGTCTTAGTAAGGTTAATTTTAACGCCGGATCTTCAAGAATTTCAGGACTAATATTTGTATCGCCCGAAATCTTTACTCGTGGATATGGATTAATCAAAGATTCAGGGTAAAATTCTGCAATATTTGCCATAACAACCCCCTACAGTCTAAACGGGAAAATCATTCCAAGAACAGTACGTTTACGTTCGGGCTCTTCTTCAGGTTCCTTAAGATCATTTAGAATTTCATCTGGAATATGGAACTTCTTGTTTAAGAATTCTGGCTTTTCATTCTCAGGTTCATCCGAGATTTTGTAGGCAGCAGATACAATCGATTGAAGAAGATGATTTTTCTCAGCAACTCGTAAATTAGGATAGTCATTAACAACACGTGACACTTCACCAAAGTCAATATTCCCAGTTAAAACCAAAGCGGCGATTTGTTCGTATTTTTCTTCTCGATAAGAGCAGTAAGTTAACCGTTTAGGCAAAGGAATATTTTGATCACGACAAAGAATGATGTTGTCAAATAGATCATTAAGACAAGTCTTAGCCATGTTCAAAAACTCGGGATTAAATGAATCAACTTTTTCGTCCTCTTTATCATTATTCGCAGCAAATAAATAATCTACCTGCTGCTTCTGTGCTTCCCAAAGTTGTTTGACCGCTTCCGGAATTTCCATAGGACGTGGTGGTATATCTCCTGCATATACAGTATCTTTATCACCATCTTCCTCCCGAATTCCACGTAACCAGCACGCAGTCATAGCAGCATAGTTAGACAGGTCCTCAAGGGTATCTAGGAGGCTCTCAGAGCCCACCTGCTGCGTTTTAGACTCGTCTGTTAGGGATTCTAAGCGCTTCATCTTATCGCTCATACGGACGATGCTAGCGACAATTCCGAATTGGTCCAAAGACTCCTCAAATGAGTTACCATAGTCGTGATTTTTACGACAGAATGTGTCATATTGATGATCATATTGATTTTTCATTGTTTGTGGGTTTAGTTTAGTCATTTTTCTTTCCTCCGATTAGTTTTCTCACAAATTCATTAACACGTTTAGCATTTTCTTCTACATATTTGATGTAGTCTTCAATAGGTTCTTTTATTACGTTCATATTACTCCTCCAGTTCCTCTGGAGATACCGGGATTACGCTGCAAGATCTTATAGAGTCCAGACTATAAATAACCTTACCAATACCATTAGTATAACGACTTTCGATTACCAATGCTAGACCCATTATTGAGCAACTTATAGCTTCTTTGTTCCTATAAGGTTCTCTATCGCCGTCTTTAAATTCAACAAATACATCATACAATTGTTCTTTATTCAAACCAAGTACCTACTTTCATACCATTAAGATATGTAACAATCAACTCTCCCTCTATTTCTTCCACGTTGACCACATCGGTGTCAATATAGAACCTGAATTTGTCATCGTCAACCTCCCGTTCAATTACAAAGGACACATTCTTACTGTTCCACACAGGAGTGTAAATATCAGTGTACAATCCCAAGTAATTGTGTAAATCCTTAGCATTAACAAATGCTTGAATGTCAACAATATAACGACGTGCGATTGTTGTAGTAAGTTCTACAATCATACAATCTCTAGTTAAGACTCGATGATCAATAGTAAGAAAATCATCTGTCATACGAAAGTCTTTAACATCTAGAAAGATGTTACTGGCATTAGGCTTTTCGGAAGTATAAGATTTTGTTAATGTTAAATATAGTGCTCCCATTATTAATCCCACCATCTCTTTCCTGCTAATAAGTTATTAAATTGTTCATCTGTGAATTTGTAGAAATCTTTCAAATCTTCGATATACTTAGTAAAGTATTCGATATTTTTCAATTCCAGACCTTCATGCTTAACTTTATCGAACTTAGACCAATCAATATAGCTAGGATCAATAGGCCAACCCAAGCTCTTGATCAGAATAAGAGGAAATTCAACACGGTTTTCCTTAATTTCAATAGATGTAGTAGCACGAATATCCCAGCCAACGAAATGATCGAAAACGTCCACATCCATTCCGGCAGCCTTACGTAGATCTGCTACCGTAACATATCCGTCATTAGCTAGAATACGAACTACGCCATCTACCCAAGTGTTCATTTGCCCTTCTGCTGTAGCTCCATATCCATCAACTCCAATAGCAACCAGTTGTTCTGCTTGCGCTTCGAAATGTTTAAGTTTCAATACAGGAACACGTGTGATGTCAAATTTCAATTCTTCCATTTTACTTTACCTCATTAATTCTTTCCTTGTAATCCTCAATATAATCGGGCATATGCCGTCTTTCGTAGTTAAAATAGTTTTCTTCTTTCATGCCAGATAGAGTGAAGTAATCGATTAAAAATAATTCATCTGCAGTTGGTTTGTATGCGACAAATGGAATTTCACCAAACATGCACTCAATAAATTTATTGTTTTGTGTGTTTATTATAACATGTAGGTCCTCGCATACCAAATATTCAGAATCTCTTTTAAATCTAAATACTTTGAACAAGCCTTTAGAAATAGATTCTCCCATATATGTATCGAAGCATAAGTCCGGATCCATCATTGCATCACAGAATTTATGTAATTCACTAGCATCACGGAATATAAGCATTCTTAAATCATTAGGGCGTTCCGATATAATTGCAAACGGATAATACCCACCAATCTTTAAGGAATATCCTTTAAAACAATTGTACTCAGTTGAAACAAAGATATTCAAATACGGAGATTGCTGATTATGATTCAGCATAACCCCATTTAGAATATCCGCCCATCTAGCTTTCATAGGTATAAATTCAGTTTCTTTTTCGAAATTCTCATGATGTATTCGAACCGCGGATTTTTTCAGACCTTGTTCATAACGAAAGAAGAAGTTAAATAGTTTGTTTAGCATGTCTAACCTCTCTTTCATACTCAGGATCAATATATAACCCATCATTAACAACGCCAGGAATAAAGATTTGTCGTCCGAATGTATACACATCCAACTTACCCTTATCATCAAACGCAAGCATAGGATATACATCACAATACATATTAATTAGTTTAATAACCTCATTACGATTACCCTGCAGTGTTCTCGTCTGAATACGTGTGATAACAAAGTTACGCTGATCTGTATCCTCTGGTAGAATACAGATATATGGGATTGTGACATCCATTAACTTAGCAATGAAAAACACACGACCTGGAGAACTATTACCAACTTCACGAATACGTGCAGTGTTATTCAATATAAGGTTAAGACCTGTGCCACGAACATCATAATATAAGTTTTTGAACGAATTATACTGGATAACTTCCCAACGGTCGCTACTAAGATATGCTTCTTCTAAATCATACGAATTGTCAAAATAAGTCGCTTCTTTATACCACGGTCCATCGACTTCGTCTTTCCAATCGGATAGTAAAATACGATGAGACTCCAAATACTCCTCTGCCTCATTACGAATAACAGAATGTAGAACAATGTTTCTCAATAGAAATAACAATACTACACACTTAATCGTAATATCCCACTCTTTAATTTTTTTGATCATAGAGTTACTCCTCTGTTAGCTCATCCGAAATTCTAAACACCGGCTGCAAACGCTCATCTAGAATAAGAGAAATAGCGTTGTTGTGTTCTTCCCACAGAGTATTTGATTTAGAATACTCTTCCTTAGGTAAGTGGAATAATCCATAAGTATTATCCACATTGTCTTTACCAAGACGGTGACCTTCAACGAATGATACTATTGTATCATGGATAACAGGGTCTTCATCAGATTCCAAGTCAAGGCCCAAAGTATCAACAATCCAATCTGCAAATTGTTCAGTCGTACCATAACCAGTAGAACTTGATAAGCGGCTAGCAAAATGAATAATCATTTCACCAATAGATGCAAAATCAGAATAGATTGTGCCAAATCCAAAGTGTTCAGTACGGTCACGTACAATATCTTCACGGATATTCCAGTCACCAATGTTTTCACGAATTGGGATGTATTCCCATGAGAATAGGATAGCTAGATTATCGCGAGTTTCTGCATCCATGATTCCAAAGCGCTCCATTACGAGGGCACGGTAGTAGTCATATCCTTCTTGTGTGT